GTTTCAACCGCATAGAGCTGGGTAATACGAGCAAGAACCCTAGCGTTGAGATATTCGGGGTGGGTGGCCTGTACCTTCGTGGTGATGTGAGCAACGGTTCGTTCTTGGATATACAAGAGCGAGTTGTTCCACCTCCAACAACGCCTAGCAGAGGTCAGCTTTATTCAAGGGAAGTCGCATCTATTGCGGAGCTTTTCTATCAAGACGAAGCGGGCAATACTACGCAGATCACCTCTGGTGGGACAGTACCTGCAGCTCCGTCCAGCACGATCAACATCACTGACAACGTGACACAAGCTTTCAGCGTCGTTGAGGGCGCGAACAGCTACATCGACGTCAACACCACCAACGGTGGTGAAGCTGTCACTTGGGGAAACGGGAATACCGATCCGTCTTTCTTCTTCGCTGGATCTCCAGGTCCCATCGTCATCGACGTCTCTCCCGCCACCACGGGCGCAAGCGTCAACATGTGGACGACCGAAGCTGGTAGCCTGACCATCGGCAACACCGCTGGCGGAGGCCCGACCACCATGCTCTCGACCACGGGATTTGAATTCGAAACCATCGGCACCGTGGCATTCGATGTAACCAGCGCTGCCACCGGTAACTCGGTCAACTTGTTCACGGGTAACGCAGGCAATGTGTCTATCGGGGTGTCCGGGCTGCAGACTCAGGTTTCAAGCAACTTCATAGCAGATGAAAACGCCATCATCGGAGGTGGACCCTCCGACAATATCGGATTCTTCGGATCAGCTGGAACTTCGCGCCCGAACATAACGGGTTCACGAGGAGGTAACGTGGCCTTGGGGATCCTTCTGAACGCCCTCGGAAATATGGGCTTGATCCAAGACAGCACGACGCCCTAGAATAGGGTTCTCCTGGTGAGGCAAGAACACTAGACGTAGCGGTTTGGCCGATGTGTCACGGCGCCCGCTTTGCCAGCGAGTTTGCGAGAGCCAAGGGGGAGTAAGTTGTTCCTCCCTCCTTGGCTCTCCCCTTTTGTGTTGACTTTCATGTTACGGTAGTAACATGATGAGGGCTCATGGGTGATAGAACGGCCAAGGAGCTGCTTGACAAGGCGCGCAAGCTTTGGAACTTGAAGGAGAGAGCTGGGACGGAGGGGGAGGCTTTAGCTGCAACCAAGGCTCTAGCCAAGTTTGTGGACAAGCACCGTCTTGAGATTGCAACCGTCGAAGGTTTAGGGGCGCCGACCTCGGAGACGATGGCCTTTGAAGAAGATGAGCCCCTAATGGTGTACAAGCGACGTACAACCTGGCGATACGACCTGGCTGGTATCTTCTGCGAACACTACGGCGTGATGTTTGTCCTTCGTAGTCGCGTAGGGGGAGACAAGAAGATCATTCTCGCAGGCCGCAAGACTGATATTGAGATGGTTCGCTACATGTTCAGGTGGCTGGAACCTCAAGTAGAGATGCTGGCGCATCAGTCTGGCGCGAGAGGTAGAACTGAGAAAAACAGCTGGAGACTTGGGTTCGTCTGGGGTCTAAACCAGCAACTCAAGGAAGCCAGAGAGGAGGCCGTTGCGGGCGATCCTTCCGGCGCCATGGTTCTTCGATGCCGAGCACGAGAAGCGATGAACTGGATGAAGGAAGAGCGCGGCAAGGAATTGCCTCAAGTTGTAGAGAGAGGAAGCATATTTTGCGACGGGCACTGGTTTGGAAAGGGCAAGGAGATGGGGCAAACACACCATCTCGGCAAAAGCTTGGAACAGTGCAACGCTACTCCCTGAAGGCTCAAGCAGTTCGCCTGAAGGGGGGATGCTTTCCCGCAAGTGCCCCGATGATTTCATCGATTGCTTCGATAGTCATCTCCTGACGCTCACCGCGAGGCGTGACCTTCTTGTTGTCGACCACCTGGTCGATGAGCGACTGCTTTGCCTTCAGCACACGGGCGATATGCTCATCCACAGTGTTTCGCGCATCAAGATAGGTCACAGTGACTTTTCGTCGCTGTCCGAGGCGATGGCATCGGCTCTCTGCTTGACCCATGAGAGCTGGTGTCCACTCTCGTTCTAGGAAGAGCATGTCGCTCGCGCGCTGCAAGTTGAGGCCTACGCCTGCGCTTCTGATCGGAGCGATGAACACATCTGCGGCGCCGCTCATGAACTTGTCGACATTGATCTGCCGTTTCTTTGAAGGGTCGCTTCCCTTCAAGCGAACCGTGGAGATCCCAGAGTTCTTGCAGATGTTCTCTACCCCTTGAAGCACAGGTCGATGGTAAGCGAAAACCACCAGCGGTCGCTTCTCGTTTTCGAACCAGGCTTCGAGGTAATTCTTGGCCACGCTCCGAAGCTTACCGATGGCTGCAATCCTGCGAAGTACGTTCAGCTTGACGATCGCCTGACCTCGCTTGGCACTTTGAGCACGCTCGCCTCCCGCCACGTCCGTCAACCACTTGATGAAATCCTTCTCCGCCTTGCGATAGTGAGAGGCGTCGTAAGGGTGAAGGTCGACGAGCACTCGTCGACGTTCCTTGGGTGGAAGCTGCTGTTTGATCGTCTCGTCCCGCTGGCGACGCAAGATATACGGAGCAGATAGAGCCTGTAGCTCATCAACATGCTTCGCCTTCCCGTGGTTGGTTACAATAGAACGAACTTTCCGCATCTGCTCTTTCTCTGCCTTTGTCAAAGCTGAACAGTATCTCTTCTTGTATTCTTTGAACTCAGGCCACTCCTTCTTGTCCACGATGTGCAGCAACCGCCACATCTCTTCCGGACGGTTAAGCAGCGGAGTTCCGGTCATGAGCACGACATTGCCAATATGGTGCGCAAAAGCAGTCGCGACCGAAGCTCTATGTCTAGGCCCTGGCGTCGGTTCCTTCAGGAGGTGCGCTTCATCGAAGATGATGAGCTTGGGCCTGACAACCTTAGACAGCTGTGCAGCACGGGAGCGAAGCGTTCCGTACGACAAGATGTAGAGATGCGCCGGACGCAACGCGTCTCCGCACCCGTTGATGACGTGAGGGACGAGCTTCGGCTTGAGATGTTGAAGCTCACGGGCCCAGTTATCCTTCAGCGACGTCGGACAGACGATAATAGCGGGTGTAGCTCGCGTGGCGGCGACGGCTGAGAGCACCTGGAAAGTCTTTCCGAGGCCAGGGTCGTCGGCGAGGATAGCCCCTTTTCGTCCAGCTATACGGGAAGCCAGCCAGCCTGCCCCCTCTGCCTGATAGGGAAAGGGTTTGCGGCCGACGACGTTGTGGATGAGCTTTATCCAGTGAGGTGCGACGACGCGCCGAGGCCACTCGTCAGGGACGACCATGTGCTTGCCGCCTTCAAGAAGAGTGATGTCGGCTTCTTTCGCCTTGTCAGTTTTGAGTCGCGTACCTGTGGCGCCCTCCACCAGAACCAAGTCGCCCAGCTTAGGCGGGTTGGGTGTTGTGTAGGAGAAGATCCTAGGGCCAGGTCCCAGCGTGACGCGGAACATGCCGTCGTATCGAGGGCTTACAGAAACAACGCGAGCCTTCACTCGGATGCTCATTCCGCGCTATGATAGCACCTATGAGGGTGCTTGTCGTCGATGACTCCGAGGCGGACCGGAAGTTGCTCACCGCCATGCTTGAAGTTCAAGCAGACCAAGAAACAGGCTTGTTTCATCAGTTCGATGAAGTCGGTACTCTCGACCAGGCCCTCAAAAACCTAAGGGATCGAGAACCATATGATGCGATCTTGCTAGACCTCAACCTTCCTGATTCTGAAGGAAAGACGACGTTCCAGCATCTCCATCCGGCGGCGCGCCCGACGCCCATCATCATCTACTCAGGGCTCGACGACCAAACACTTGCCAAGCAACTCATCGCCGAAGGCGCAAGCGACTACATCATCAAGGTTCCTGGACTCAAAGCGAAGCATGTCCTCAACACCCTGGTAATGACAGTTCAGCGCGCGCACTACGAAATCAGAGTAGCGCAAGATCAAGCAGAAGCTGTACACAACGCAGAGCGAGCAACGAAGGATCTTATTTATATTTCTTCTCAGAAGCCAGAGAGCGAAATAGGTAAAGAGTTCACTGTAGAAGCAGCTGAACAGCAAGAAGACTTCATCCGACACCGCGCCCTCGCACACAGCGTCGATGGCATCTTTCAGATCCTCAAGCTGCAGTTGGAGAAGGACGCCAAGCAAGACGAAGCCATCAGTACCGCTCGCATGCGGCAAGTAAGCCTCGAAGAGGCTCAGCGTGTGCTGGCGCGAGATAGCGTAGTGCTGAAAAAAAAGCACAACGAGATCAATTTCGACCTCAAACAGCTCGACAAAAAAACCAGACTTCGACTGACCTTTCTTGGATTTATGCTGGTGGGTGGCGGAGCTGGCCTCCGTGATCAAGCTCCTGTGATCTGGGAATTCTTGTCTAGTTTTCTCTGAACAACAACTCTGGAACCCCGAATGAGAAGTGGAAAAAACCGCCACCCCATCCGCGTGGATTGCGACGACCCACAAGCCACATGGGAGGAAGCGTGCCTGCGTGTAGCCACTTCACCGAGCAACATGCCTTTCGAAGAGCGCGCCGAGTATCGTATCGAAGAGGCCGAGCGTCTCGTAGCAGCGGCTCGACAGCTCGCCGGAGTGGCGTGCCGCCGGTGCGGTGGACTAGGTTGGCGGATCTACGGCAGTACGTCCACGTGGCATGGCGGCATGGGGGGCTCCTCGCCGACTGCAGGGATCTGTGATGAGTGCTGGGGCACAGGACGCAGCGACCAAACCGGAATCGATCAACGGAAGGTGCGGCGCCAGCTGGAGGATGCGAGGCGTACTTCTGGGAAGGAGTACCTCGCTAAGCGGCTAGGGGTAGAGTACAAAACGATGAAGGAGCACTTGCCCGCAGTGGCCGACAAGCTCGACAGGGCTAGGTGGGGAGACAAATTCTGGCTTTCACGTGCAGCGGATATCGTGACGGATGTGCTCCGCGAACTTTGCGAAGATGCTCCGGCTTAAACGCCGCAGTTTCAGATCTATGATTTTCTGATGAAGAAGACCATCTCAGTAGGCGAACAACAACTTTCCGCGCTGGAAATCAACATTCTCGACCCCGCACACGACGACGAACGGGAAGATTGGTGGCCGACCGTTGAGGGGAAGCGCATGACTTACGACACGAAAGACGCAGAGTTGGTGTGGCGACTACTAGTCGAAGCGGCGAACAGCGAAGATGCGCACGCGGAGATGGCCGAAGACCCCGAAGATAGGCGTGCAGCGAGGCAAGCGCGAGATGCTCTAACGGCGCTGTCTGCTCGTGTCCTGCGTAGCGCCAAACGCTAGAAAGGCCCTTAGCAGCGGCTAGGCTTTTCTTTCTTGACGTGAAGCAGGTGTTGGCGTCAACTTGTTCCTTGATGATGCAAGAACGACAAGTACGACTAGTGACAGGCCATCGTGGACTTTCGCAGTCCTATGTTCCGTTCGCTGAGTATCCCGTCTCTTACAGGTCGTCGCAAGCATGCCCGACCTGCGACCCCGTATCTGGATTCGGAGCGATGGATACGGACAAGGCTACTCTCTTCATCATCATCGGTGTCGGGCTGATCATCGCGGGTGCAGCCACCATGGGGCAGTGATGAGCGTTCAGGTAAGTCGGAGGAAAATCCGAAGGCTCGCGCACCGCACCAGGATGAACTGCTGGGTGATATCCCGAGACGAAGACATGCGGTGGGTTGCTGAGTTCGATGGTGAATTTTTCATCAGCCTCGACGCTGACACTCACGAAGAGCTAGTCGAAAAGATCAGGTACCTGTTAGAAGCCGATCCTTATCCGGATGAACATGGATCTGACAGCCGTAAGTATGTGGCTGTGAGTGCTTCCACTGGTCGTAGATGAATCGAACCACTTCTCTCCGCCTGTCGTCGACCCCAAGCCACTGACATACCCCGTCTCTGATGTGCTTCATCGAGATCGGAAGATTGTCGTCTTCGTCGAGGTTCCGAGGAGCGATCCGAACGAGGGTCACCCGAGCGCCAGGCAACATGGGTTTCTTCGCCTTGCTCCTCAAAAACAGCAGCGTCTCCCCGCGCTGATGAGCGATCCGCCTCGTTCTCTTCCGGTCACGTGTATGACCTCGGTAGTTTGCTGATGATGGCAAGTGGAACGGGGCCTGAAGCACTTGAACACCGTCTGGCTCCACCCAAAAATTGAAGTCCACGAGTTCGATGCGTTTTGCGCTATACTTGGTAGGCCTCAACATGTCATCTGAAGATGAGACAGTGACCCCGCCCAGGGGATCTGGCAACATCGCCTTGGCAGAAATCGCCAGAGAAGTTGCAGAAGCCGCACGGCGCGCAGCCTTCTTGCGAAAAAAGAACCCCTTGACCATGGCTGAGTCAACTTTTCTCGATGATAAAGCAAAACGACTCGAAGAGCTAGCCGAGAGGTTCGAAGAGTGGCCTCAGCTAAGCGCTCTTACCGTTACGAACGAACGCCCTATCCTTGTCGACGAGCTGGTTGATATAAAGCAAAAACTCGAAAAAATGGGGATCATCGGGCCCTACGCCGACGCTGAAGGTAGATGACGGAAAAGAAGGCGATGACGCCAGAGGCTACAGCCGGCATCACACTCGTCGGGGACATCAAGGGCTCGGGCGCAGAGTTGCCAGCGTTTCGAAGCCAGTCAAAAAAGCTCGTCTTTCCAGCGGCACCTTCCGGCCCGAACGAGAAGTGAACATGCTCAGTGTGCGGACTCTTACCCGTGTAAGGTCGCCACGATCGGCTGCGAGGCGACCAGATCTGTCCGTCCCAGATCACGTAACCGATCCCTGCCCGACGAAGCATCTCCGCATCGTTGTCGAGCAACCACGACAGAAAATCTTCCGCGACTCGGCTCTCGACCGGATCGCTTGCTTTCAGGCCCCAGTCCCAAGCTCTACCGCTATAGTGTCCGCTCTTAGAGCCCGTCAGGCCACATTCGCGTACGATGCCAAGACTTCGCCCCCCCCACCCACTCAGCACCCAGTCCTTGAACGCGACCACCCCTGGCTGCGGGGTAGGGTCGCACACCGACTCATCAAAGCTCGTGAAAGGCTCTGGCGGTGTAGAGAAGTCGGAAGATGAGGGTCTCATGGCGGAAGAGTTGCGTGTTCGAGCCAAAAGGAATGAACGCTCGCCATGATGGCTACTAGCTTCGCGAAGCTCGCTGGCTTGACGAGATAGCAAGAAGCGTAGTTGTGGTACGCCCTGATGACATCTCCATCGGCGTCAGAGTTGCTTAGAACAAGCACGGGGATAACCGATGTCGACGGGTCACTCTTCAGCTCAGACAAGAAGTCATGTCCAGAGACTCCAGGCAAGTTCAAATCTAGCAAGAGAAGCTGAGGCCTGGCTTTTTCAATGATCGACCTTGCCTCTTTCACTGTCTTGGCACGATATAGAATTGCGTTGTCCTGCCAATTCGGATTGTACTGATCTAGTGCAAGCTTGATCTGAATGTAATCAGAGTCGCTGTCTTCCAGGTGAAGGATAGAAATCTTAGCCTTATTTTCCGTATATTTTCTCACTTTATGGGCACCCTGAAGCAGAAGTTGGCCCCTTTGCCAGAACCTGCAGACGTCCCCCAGATACGACCTCCCAGACTCGTCACGATGTCCTTGCAGATGGCGAGCCCCATCCCGACCCCCGGCGCAGCATCCTGATGTGGGTCTAAGCGATGAAACGGCTCAAAAATCCTACCCGCATCTTCTGAGTCGAACCCGATCCCATTATCACTTACAGAGAGAAAGAAGAAATCTTTCTCGACAGTTGCCGTAAGTTCGATATGTAGAGGGTCTTCGCTTCGGTACTTGATAGCGTTGTCAAGGAAGTTGAAGACTACTCTCTTCAAGGAGCCTGCTAGGATGAACATGCTCTCTTGAAACCCAATGTTTACATCCAGATTGACCCCTTCTGCGCGGATCCTATCCTTTATTAGCTCCACCCCTTGGCGGATCACCTCTTCCGCCATCATCGGTTCAACGTTAGATACTGGTCGCTCCGAAAGAGCGTAGTTTCTAAGCTCTTGGATCATCTCGTGAAGACGAAGAGCCCCGACATTGGCCCGCTCCAAATACTCACGGTACTGCTCAGGGGCAAGACTGTCCCCATGCGACAACAGGATCTCTGTAAAGCCAACGACAGACCGCGCCGGCTCTTTAAGATCATGAGCAAGAGAGCGAACAAACTGCTCGTTCTTGTCTCCAGTTACCTTTGCAGCGCGATTTAGAGACACGTTGTCTAAAACGATGGTCCGGATATCATTGAAGTACATCATCACATATCCAGGGCTGACACGACAAAGCGTCCCTATAAAACAAGCATCCGACAGACTGTCTCGGAAGACTAGTTCTTTCGACCCACCTTCCTCGTTGCGTCGAAAAACCTCTGGAGCCAACTCGTCATAACCTTCAAGGCCTTCTGTTAGCCTTTCCAGAGACTCATCCCCAGACGTCTCCAACTTTTTGAGAGTAAAAGGAGAGATATATTTGACGTTGATGTCGAGAGGATCATCAGCATCACAGTGGTTGTAAACCAAGGCCAAGACTGGCAGGCGATCTAGCGACTCTTCTACCTCTGCAACCCTGCGAGGAATACTCGCTAAACGTGCTTCATTGAACATTAAATCTTCTTCAGTGAACATGAGGAGTACCTATCAAGTGATGGCACCCCAGAGGTGAACAGGGGTAGGAAAATCAAAGGAGTTGCCGTTCCGACGATAGTTCTCACGGAAGATATCACCAACGAAGTCACGTTGCCTCGCTTGAGAGAATTCTTCGTTGAGATCTTCGAACATCCCTTCGGCGAAGGACTGCTCACGCTCGACAGCAGGCTGTCGAATAGCGTTGTACGCCCGAGTTAAACCTTCTGGGCGATCTAGACTCATGCCCTGACGGCGAAGCATCCGTCGCAGCTCGTCCTCTTGCGCCGGAGCACAAGGGACCTTGTAGCTCTTCATGATCTCAACCAGCAGCGAAGTGAATTCTGGGCGCTTGATATACTGCTTCCCCTGCTCGCGACCCTTGACGATCTCCCAGAGTCGGCGAGCAATACGACGCGCGACACACTCCGAATGTGCTTGGTGGCGAAGTGCGAAATCTTCTTTGAAGGCCATGTCGTGAACGATGGTCTGACTCTCGATGTTGAACAGAGCGCTGAAGGCAGAAAGAGGGGCTCTGTCACAAAGCGCCACGAGTCGTATCGCCCGATCTTCAGCCGCCTCTCGACCAAACACCTTAGACACCTGAGACAAGTAGAATCTCTGACGCTTCCCACCCTGACCAACAGTCTGTAGCTCACCCTTTTTGCGCTTCTTGATCAGCGCCATCGCGTCGTAGTCGGACTGGCCCGCCACTCTGTCAACAAACGACTTCAGATCTTCAGACACCCGCCTTGCCGCCGACTCCAACATCGATAGATCCAGCTTCCCCCTCGAACGTGCTCGCTCTTCTTGGACCTGATCAAGAGTCGCGTCGATGCTGCACAACGCATCGATGAACTTCGCCACATCAACGCGAGAGAACTGACCTCTGAACTGTCGCTGAATACTTTTAACCGGTTGGTTGGTAGAGGCAGCCAGCCAGTCAAGCATCTCTTCACGCTCTTCGAACGGCAGATCGTAGACAGGGTCACTTTCGGCGTACCACTCGGGAGCCAGATCACTCATCACCTGAGGCTCTTGCTGGCGCTTCTCCCAACCCTCTGGAGTGCCAGGCGTGACTCGGTACTGAGCGGCGCGGACGCGGAACCACGCCACCACCTCTTCGTTCAAGTGCTCGCGGAAAACCTTGCGCGGCTCTGGTGCACGGAAACTGCCCGCCAGCTTGGTGTCTGGCCAAGGAGCTTCTGCGTCCACGAACTTGCCATCACGTCCAGAGACAACATCCTGTACCTGAGCGGTCACCTTGAAGGACTCTTCGACCCACTTCTCTAATGACAACGCTCGGGTGAACTTCGACTCATCAGAAGCCCACTCTAGCCAAAGCTCCGAAAGACCACGACATACACCGTCACTGGGGCCGCAGTCGCCGATCTGAGCTGGGCTCAGAACCGGCATCGCAGGAGAAAGCTTACCATCAGTGCCGAGCCACCAGTTCAGACCACTGCTCTTTCCTGAGAACACCCAGTTGGCCAAATCTAAACCCTCCGGTCCGTAGAGCTTTCCGTCAGCCGCAGGAGCACGGCGCCGCGCCCGCGCCTCCTCCAGTTTCGGTTCTAGCCTTACGGGCTCAACAGGCTCATCAAACTCCCCCACCAAGTTGGAGAAATCTTCGAAGCTCAGGTCGTCGTCGTCATCATCTTCATCATCATCAAAGTCGTCGAAATCTTCCTGGTTCGGCAAGAACTTCATCTTGTCGACAAGACTCTTACTCTTACGTCCACCGCTCTTGATAAGCTGTTGTCGGTTTCCTTTTTCTCCCCAGTGTATGCGGTAAATGATGCAAAGGCGTCGGATCGACTCCTGATCAATATTCAGGCAGCCTTGTATCTTTTCATCCTCTCCGCTCGTTAGCTTCTTGCCCCGACGCTTCTCGATTTCTTGTATGAAAGACTCTTCTTCCACCGGGACTGTGCCCAGAGATTCTTTGTCGTCGAAAGCCTCGAAGCGTGCTGAAGAGACAGGTACAGGCTCACGAGAAGTCTTGCTCTGGGGCTGAGACGCGGTGCGCTCAGGACTTGGCTTGGGGAGCGGAGCTGAAGGTGTCTCTATCGGCTTGATGTCCTCTTCAGACAGCGAAGGCTTGGGCCTTTCAGGTTCGGGAGGCAGATCCCGGAATGCTGTAATATCACCCCGCCTGACCGGCAATCCCCCAGGTGCGGCCTGAGACACCTGCTTCGGTCTTGGACGGAAAGGCTCCGCGATCATCTTGTCTTCATCAAACTCTTCGATGTAAATCCCCGTCGTCGCCACGCTCGTGTGACCCAGCATCTTTTGAACGCGATTCATGGGCGTGCCTCCCTCGATCGCCAATCGAGCGAACAAGCCGCGGAGACCATGCGGGTGTGCCCGCTGAAAGTCTGGACTGCCCGGTTTAATACCCGCTAGCTCGGCACGCCGTCGGAGCATCATCGCGATCCCAGGACGCGTCAGCCCCGCCTCTCCAGTGCCCGCGTTCGCTCCCCAGTAGGCCACAGCAGGAATGAGCGGAGAGTCCTCTCGGCTCAGAAGCGCAGATGCACGGCTCTTTCCCTCATACTTGAGCTGATGCTCAGCAAGCTTTTGGATCCTCAGATCCATCTCCATCATCGCCCGCTGCGCCGCCGGCGGAACCACGACAGTACGCTTCTTGTTACGCTTGCCTAGTAGCGTCACCATCGGGCGGTCATAGTCTCCCCGCTTCAAACGATGAATCTCTACCGACCGCGCCCCCGTCTGCGCCATGAAGATGAGCAAGGCTCGGTCACGAACATCCTTAAACGTCGACTCCCTACTGCGAATCGGTGGGGGCACAGGACGACCCCAAAACGCCGCTTCGGCTGCCGCCATAGCGCCGCCGCCATGCGTCCTAACGTACGTCGTGGCCAACAAGCGCAAGAAAAAAACAATCGGCGTTTGCTTCGCTTTGCGAGCCTGCTGTCGAAAGCTCGGAGCTTCACTCAACACCTGCTTTAGCGGTGGAGTCCAGATGTTGAACCGAAGTAGCGGCTCCTCACGCCCAGGAACGTTCTCCGTGCTGCTCGTGATGAAGTACTTCCATAACGAGCTAAGAGCGCTCAGGCGAGTAACCATCATGGACGCACGGTCGGCCCCCGATGGGGCCTGCACCTTGGGCACGTAGTAGCGAAAGATCTCTTCTGGAGGACGAACAATCGCCCCACCGTTTTTTCGACGGTACTCCTCAACAGATGGGGTACGACGAAGCGTCTTCGCTCGAACCAGACACCCAAGCTGCTTGACGTACCAGTCGAAGCTCCGACTCATGAAGGACTTGTCGCGGATCCCATCCAGATCGATCCCAGGGTTGTCGCGAACAACCTCGAACAGGACCAGATCATCTCGGCGAGAAGGATCCGCCCGGAGCCGCTCCTCCGTCAGTGGTTCCTCATGCTGACGAAGCCAGCGGGCGAACTCCACCGCGTCGGCCCTCCGAACACGATCTGGAGTGACAACCCGGCCTTTTTCTTGACGGTACCACTCGAAGAACTGGAGCACAGAAAAGCTGTAGCTTCTCAGCGTGTTTCGACTGTTCAGCGCACGAAGGAAGTCTACTAGCGCGGAAGTGAAAGCTTCACCTCGCGGTTGAAAACTCCACTCTTGTCCGATCTGACCTAGAGTCAGCTCAGTTCGAGTCTGCTGCCCCTGCGGCTGCTCAAGATTGATGACACTCTGGGCCACGGCTCGATTCTACTGTAGAATCCGCTTCCCGTCTCGCCTTCACGAACTACTTGCGATCCTTCACCGTTCGAGATTCAAGATCCCGATGGTACTCCTTGATCAGGGGGTGCCAGCGCACCGAACGGCCTGGAGCCGCCTTCTCTTTCTTGCGCGCCTGACCGATCAGTGCTTCCTTGCCGCTTTTGCTGCGAAGAAGCCGCTGGATCACACTCTTCGGCAAGCAGAGGCGCTTACGACCGCCAGAGAGACTGTTGCTGGGAGCGCCACACTTATCGCCGTACTCGACCTTGTCGCCCTTCCTGACAACAACCACGCGCCAGTCCTGAGTCGTCCAAGCGTAGCTCTGGTATCCCGGAGCGCCGTTGGATACGTAGGCGTTCATCCGGTAGTCGCCAGCCTTGTACTCAGCCAACGTCTGCTCCGCCCAGTCACGCCCCGAGTCCCCGCCCCACAGGAGCCACGCCTGATACCCTTTGCTGTCCTTCCCCCATCCTTTTCCCTTTTTGTCGACCTCATGCCGTGCGAAGTAGCTCACCATGCGCTTTAGCGTCGAAACCGATACGCGCTGCTGATTAGCCAGCTGGCCGCCGCGTCGGATCCCCACTGATGTGCAGCAACGCCGACTAGGGGGTAGGGATGCGCGCAAATCCATCCCTTTCTGAGCCTCTTTGGCGACTTCAAGCGGAGGAATGAAAGAGGGCTCAGACATACAGATTAGGCATCCCAAGGCCTTCCGAACGCTTGCTCAAACTTGCGTTCGATGACCTCATACATCGGAATCTGAAGTGTAGCAGATTCTCGCTTGATCCAGTCTCGGAAAGGCTTGGTGACCTTCATGCTTGTGAAGGTGAGAGCCTGGCGCTGCATGTGAGCGTCATCAGGAAGCTTTAACCACAGGGGTAGCTTTCCATGTCGAAACGCATGGCCGATGAGTTCAAGCAGCTCATCCGAAGGCGTAAACCAGCCGAGGTGCGTTTGACAGTCAGAAAAGTAGGATCTGAGTGCCATCTCCGTCCGGACTGTCCCTTCAACAGTCGCTGACAGCTTTACAGTACGAGGACTGAACGACTGAATAGTGGCTATACGCTCCTGAGGGTTTTTTGCGTACCCAATGAAGACACGACCACAGTCGCTGCCGACAAAAAGAATCATCAGGTAGAAAGTCTACCTGAACTAGTGAAGCATATCCAGCAGCTCGCGATCCTTGTCCGACAAGTTTCCTTCCTTCTTCATCTGCAGAAGGTCCTGGTAAGTGTTGTCATCCAAGATCGCCCAGACGTATGGCTCTCCAGCCAGAAGAGAGCCGAAGGTGCGGTGGTTGCCATCCCGAATGGTCACAGCCCATGAGCCCAGATCACCCTCGTTGTTCTCTACCGCATCACGAAGAGACTCTTCCATCTCTTCTTTTTTTTCTTCGTACTCTTCATCCCCGGGCTCGCCGTAGTCTTCCAGGACGGTTTCGGGAGCGACGAGGTATTCATCCAGTTCGTCGTCGCCGGTCGAATACGGCATGTCCATCTCATCATCGCCAGTCTCCGCGTACTCGATGCTTTCCTTCACACGATAGAGATCGACCTTGCTGATCGTTCCGTAGGGCGCGACGAAGTACACCCGTTCAGGGTGCTCTACGACCCCCTTCACCACTGCAGAGAGCTTATCTGGGTAGAAGATGTTGCCAGAGATGTGCAGGGCGTATTCAGGATCTACGCGAAGCATGCGGCCTTCTGTTCCGATCCAGGCCACATTGCGACCGTAGTAAATGTTCTCGGGCTCTCGATCTTCAGCCTCAACCCCCAGCTCTCCCGAAGCGGAAGCAGGGTAGTAATCCTCAAAAGACTCGTAGGTTGCGTCATCGTCAACGAGACCTTCGAGCGTAGGAAGATGTCCCGGGTTGAGGCGGTATACTTTCGTCACGGTAGGCTCTTCAGTTTCGACCACATCTGTTCAGAACGAAGCATAGCCGTCTCACGGTTCAGCTGCGCAAGCTCTCCCTTTTCGCTGGCGTTGGGCTTGAAAGGTAGACGCATCTGTTTAATCGGTTGTGAAGGGTCGAGGCCTAGCTCGTGACGAAGTTGAATAGCGTCGACCTCGTCGTCGCTCGCACCGCCCGCCATCAACAATGCGCTCAAGAGAGATATGCCATCCTCGCTTAGGCCGCGAACATCTGATGCCAGTATCCTATCCTTGTGAATTTCACCAGCAAGGAATTCATCCTCAACAATTCGGCGCCAAAGATACTCTACTCCGCCCTGGTCTGGAGGTAGCTTGGTATCTACGCTGAGGGTCGTGGCCAATACGAGATCTGAGTCCTCGGCTTTTTCATATAAATAAGTATCGACCTCGAACTCTGAAGTGATGTCGCCCATAGCACTGAAGATTCTTACAGTCTTTTCATCTTCGAAGTGTTCGCAAGTTATGTCTTCTGTATCAATCTCGACACCTTCTTCAACTAGCTCTTCATCGCTTCTTTCAGTAAGACCTAGCTTTTTAGCTCGATCCCACCATGCGTCTGCTTCCCTGCTCCGAGATTCACTCTCGGAAGAGATTCCAGGCCCATCGCCGTAAGCATCTATTTTTGCATGACCCTCGGATGCCAAGTAGGCACCGACACAGAGACCAGTGTAAAGACAAGTGCCAAAACCCATCTTCTTGGGCTCTACCCCACGGGCCGTATGGGACCGAGGAAGATCTGTGGCCTGAGCTGGCCGAACGTAATGGTCATCCCCCTTGTCATAATAACCAGCTCCTATCAATTTGTGGCCAGGCTTCAATCGGTAAATTGACACATCGCCATAGTAAATGGTGACTAGGACAGGTTCATTGAGCTTAGGATTGATGACCACGCCAAGGGAATAAGCCATGATTTACCTCGTTATTAAACGGAACAAGAAGAAGGCAAACAAGGCCGCTCCTCCGGCAATAAGCATCTCGTCGCCTCCAAGCGTGTTGATGATGCTTGGTCTCGGCTCTTGGTGACCGGGTCCAGGTCCCACCACGGGCAACCCTTGAGGAGAGTCGATGGGGCCTTTACCCTTGTCGACCCAGCGCTGGATGGGACCCTGCCACACCTTCCCCGCAATCTTCGTGTGCCCATGCCCAAGCGGAGCAGGAGGGTAGTAGGCAAAGATGACGTTGCCTAACTGCCAGACTTCTTCTGGCTCGGGCGTGATCCCAAAAAAGTTTGAGCGACGAGAAAAGGCCTGTCCTGTTCGCTTCTCTACTTCTGCCTGGATCGAACGCAGGTTCTCAATGCCTGAAGCCCACTGGCCATTCGGTACGGGTGAAGCAGTTGCGATGAAAAGCTTCTCTCCTCGACCACGCGCCACGTCGACCGCAAACTGGGTGAAGCCCTCGATGGCGGGCGGCATACGGCTGCCACTGTCCACCCAAGCCGAGGTGTAAGTTGCATCCGCCAAGTGCACAGCAGCCGTGCGCTTGCGATAGTCTTCGTCAAGAAGGCAGCGCTTGACCAGACTGCCTCCGGCGCTGAACGCACCCCAGTAGACCTCTCCTACCTGAGCCTCGTCCACCTTCAACCTGGTGAACAACAAATCAGGGGCCGTCATCAGCTGCTCACCGATGTTGGGACAGTCAGGCCTACCGGTTTTAGCGCCGTCACCCGTGCAGTTGATGAACTTCCGATCTGCACCACGAAGCGTTGCTTCAGGGATCTGAAATTCGGCCACCGGGCCTGTCCAGACGACAAGTTGCATCATCTAACCGGCTTCAATCCGTGGCTGTGCAGCATGGCATATCTAAGCCCATGCTGCGTCATCCTCTGAGGACTCATGCAAGGCTTCTGAGATAGATCGCCGCACGCCCGACAGTAAAAAACCAGCCAAAACTGACCTGACTGGTCACGAGCGCTGCCCATCATCGCATAAGGATGCGTCCCGACGGGACTCAGCGGCACCTGACGAGGATCGATCATCGCGTATCCTGAAGATGACTTGGAAAGCGGCCACGAGGGTGACGCTGACGGTAGTTCTTGCGAGCGGTCCGAAGGGCGATGGCGACAGCTTGGTCCTGAGGGAACCCTTCGTCCATCAGCATCGAGATGTTGTCGCTGATCATCTCACGCGACCAACCTCGACGAAGCGGGTTGTCTAGGTAACCGTTCGCAATGTAGAAGTCCATCGCTCCGCCGTGCTTCAGAAGCTCCTTCTTCGAGACATCAATTGTTACTACATCGTCGTGCGACGAACGCCTTTTGCGTTTTGCCTTCGACATCACACGTTTCCAATCCAGTAGCCGTTGTTCTGCACTTCGATCTCCACCGCGTTCGGCGGAGTCGAGCTGGTCTGAACGTCCGTCTGTGCCACGCGCTGAAGATAGCACTTTCGCCGAAAGGGTGTCGAGACACTCCTCACCGCCGACGACGCCGACGTGAACGCCAAGAGAGGAAGTTTTCGCGCTCGGCTGGATCATCAAGTCGCAGTATTAGAAGCCCCACGCGGCCGTTGATCATACCCTCTTCCAACGCTCGTAAACACCCGATGGCTGGCATGTCGCAGTACTAGGAGCCCCACGCGGCCGTTGATCGAGCAAGTCGAGACCAACTACCAGGCGTACGTCCAGATGTCGCAGTACTAGGGGCCCCACGCGGCCGTTGATCGTCACTTGTGGCGTTTCCAGCTCAATTGGTCCGACGGTGATGTCGCAGTACTAGGGGCCCCACGCGGCCGTTGATCG